GGAGATCGGAAGTTTTTAAATGTTCCACTAGTTTCGTTCTCATTTGGATTAATTGTTGCAAAGTAAGCAAAAGTTCCTTTTGGATAATCTGGAGTGATGCAATATCTTCCATTGTTTTCATCCAAATCACCATTTGCAAGATATTCGTAATCCTCAATAAAGAATCCAAGTGGGAAAGTAGATATTGGGGGGCCATTCTCTCTACTTGTTTTAAGAGAGTAACCAGATCTCATAATTCTTACAATACCACCATCCTTACGGTCATAACCATAAGGGCCATAAATTGGATTACCATCATAGGCCCAACCAATAATCGGTGAGTGATTTAGAGATACTTGTTCTGCATTATTTAAAAGATTTAAATCGTTTGATGTATAATCAATCGTTCCATCACTATTTTTTTGTTTTAATACTTTTCTAAGACCTCTAGGAACATAAAATGATGTAAATTTAATTCCTTCATCATTGTCACCACGACTTAAAAATCCATCATCTCCATAAAATATATCCTCATATCTTTTAACATTATTGATTTGCCAGGATCTAACTTTAGGTAAAAATACAACTCCAGAGCCAGGTAAATTTTCTTGAACTCCAACTAAGGACGTGGTGTATCCAACTCCACCGTTCTTGATTGTAACACTATCAACAACTCCATTACTGATTGACGAAACAACCTGAGCACCAACACCATCACCTAAAATAGTTAAATCTGGAGTAGATGTATATTCTCCACCAGAACGAGTTACAATTACAGATTGTATTTGTCCGTTTGATACAATTGCTTTATATTCAGATGATGAACCAGAAGATACACGAACTGTAGGTGGTATACTAAAATTAAATGTTGTGGATGCGCCATAACCTATTCCAGCTTTCTCAATGTTTATAGAGGTTATAGACCCTCTTACAATGGGATTTACTCGTGCATGATAGTTTTCTGGATGAGAAGTGTTTATTCCAATTGTTCCTCTTACTTCAACAGTAATTGGTGGATAATTAAATACATGATCTCCAGAACCAATTGATGTCAAACCAACAAATTGTCTTGATAAGTAATTATCATTTGAAAGAGTAGTTCCGATCCCAGCTGATGCAAGTCTAAATTGATTATCATTTAGTTTTAAAACATAGTAATCTTGATCCATATCTAAACCACCTACTCTGGCACCATCAGTGGAATATCTAATTAACTCACCGTCCTCAAAACCATGATTATCATATTCAATATAATCTGAAAAAGTGTTGATACCACTTAAAGGAATTAATCTTCTTTTGTTTTCAAACCCCTCGCCTGGATTATCAACTATGATATCACCTAAAACCAACTTTTTATCTACACTTTGAAATCTTTGTGTCCCATCAGCAAACCCTGTAAGATTTAAAAGATTTGATTGTGTTAAAGCATCATCTTTCTTATTTGCTAATTTAATTGTGGTTGCGTTAACTCTTGACACAAAGTAAGAGGCATCATTCACAAGTCTTTGATCAGGAGTATCTTGAGTCCCAGTTGTCGCAATACCAACACTTGCAATACCAATTGCACCTGTTCCAAACGTTTTATAAATTACCTCCTCTCCATCACGAAACTTATGAAATGTTCCAAAACCAATTGTATCATTAGCAATGTTAATAGCATTACCTGTAGAGGATGCATCAAAATCAACAAAATGATCTATTTGTCTTAACCTTGATCTTAAAACTGCATTTCTTCCATTTCCACCCTTGATTTCTACAGATGGTGGATCAACATAATCAAAGCCTGAATCTATGATATCGATTCTCTCAATCTGACCTTTTACAACAGCTGTTGCACTTAGACCAATACCAGCCAAACTTTCAACATTAACTCTTGGTGGATTTATTATATCATAACCAGATCCACCTTCTAAGACATCAATGGACTCAACACCACCAAAGAATATGACATCTCCAGATTTATAATTTGATATCTCTGTTCCATTGATTAATATTCCAGTTGTGCCTGGTATAGTTTGATATTTGTTTCCATCAAAAAAAGGATTTAATGAGATTCTTTTTAATAGTTTTTGATGATCTAATTTTTTATTTGCTAAATCTGGAACTGATATTTTAAACGTTCCTGTTCCAGTTGCATCTACAAAGTTTTCATTAATTAAATCTGGTAAAGAGTTTGCAAGACGAATATTGTTAGAACTGACACGACTTACAAAATAATTATTTCCATCAATTAATTGACCCAAAGAACCACTGATTACATTATATGTAACAACTTCTCCAGAATAAAATCCATGATCCGACGCACCCTCTGTAACCTGTATTAGTTGTATAACGTCGCCTCCAGTGGCGCCAGTCCACGTTACAGAACGATCTGGTGCAACTATGGGTTCATTACCTAAACTCGGAATAGAAGGTGAGGCAACGTAGGCATGTGGATGTGGCGGTAATGCATTAACATTATCACTTTCATGATCATATGTATTTTGAACATCGGTTGTGTATTTTGTGATATTGTCATGAAGAGAACTATTTCCTCTTTTTAATCTTCTTCTAATAAAAGAAATTGAATTTTCATTAATTCCAGGCAAGTCACCTAATATAATATTTGCACTGCTAATGACACTTAAAACTCTTCCGATTCCAATTACATTTGAATTACCATCTAAAACCTCAACGGAATCTTCTTCTAATAGTTGATGATCTGATTCTGTAATAATAGTAAAACTACTTGATGATTGTCGTGTGACTGTTTTTGGAGCTTGTTTTACAGTGGTATTGTAGATCCATGATCCAAAATTAAAATCTTCTGAACTTTTATTAATACCAAATGTTCCTACACGAACACGATCACCTTTATCAAAATAAAAAGTTTCTTGTGGAATTGAAAAATCTTTTAAAACTCCAGTGATTACGACTTCAATTTTATTAGTTACACTTGCAAAGGAGTATCCATATGCAACATTGTTATATCTAACCTCATCACCAATGGGTAACGCATCTTTCAACGAAGATAAACCAAAGAATTGATTTACAGTTTTATCTGTATATGTGACAACGCCAACATTTTTAGCTGTTGGAAGCAATAAAGAACCACTCGTAGGAAATCCAACTGTGGTATCAACTGTGATTACAGTTGCGCCTATAGAGATTGGATTAGTGATTCTGGTTCTGCCTGGAACTTTAAAGTGACCCTCTATTGAATCTTTTGATATACTTATCTGATAATAGTGATCTCCATCATATATAAAATCTTTAACGTCTGATATCGCACCAGAAGCACCTAAAATATTTTTATCATTTTTATCTGTATCTTGAAAGAGTGTTGACCCTTTTAAATTTCGTGGATCACCTGTAATAGATTTAACTACAAAATCTTGTGCAAAACCATAATCTGCATCTGATGGTTTAATTAAAAACTCTGATGGTTTAATAATACTAACTTCTTCACCATACAATGCTCGAAACAAAATTTTATATGACTCATCAGTTCCTTTTGTTCGATAAAAGTCTTTAACTTGTCGAATAAATTTAATTTGATCTAAATCACTATCAAGTTTTCTTTGTTCAAATCCACTTGCAAACGTAGTTTTAAGTTTTTTAAAGAAATCACGAATGAAAAGATTTGATAAATTAAAAACTTTTGTTCCGCCAGTATGTGCAGCACCAACACTTGTATTAAATGATAATAAATCAGGTCGAGTAGGTTGATCCATACCATCAACACCACTGAACCCCCTCACGCACCCTGTAAAGGACGTTGTTCCAATGCCTGTGTATGTAATGATCTCATCATCTATTTTAAGTAATCCATACTTACTTGGATAACCTTTTGTGCTATCAACAAAAATTGTATTAGAAAAAGACTCGGTGTTTGTTGATAATCCTGTAAATTCAGTGAGTGCAGCACCGACATAGGTTTGTAATTTAGTATATCTGTCAAGATTCTCAGCAATGTTTACTGAACCACCCTGATATTCTTGAGAGATATAATATTGTTTCATAAAGTCCACAAAAAGTGGACTTTCAGCCTGAACAAACTCAGGTAACTGATTTTCAATTACCTGATTAATTTCAACTCTTTGAATTGAGGTATCTATCATTAATATCCGCCGCCTCCGCCGCCAGAACTATATCCTCCACCGCCGCCACCGCTTACTGGTGTTGATGATGTCGTTGATGTCGAACTTGTTGTTGTCATCGTTGTAGAGTATGTGCCGCTTGATGATGTTGTTGATGATGTCGATGTTGCAGATGATGGAAGAACTGAATCGGTGATTGACACTGGAGAATTTGAATTTCGAGTATAAGTTGGTGTATAGTAACTATGAACATGAACAAATCGAGATCCAGAGGTATTTTCGCCTGATGAGATTAAATCTTGAACAACATTAATGGTCGTATTTGACATATCAAACTTGACATATAAATCATTTAACCCAACTATATCGTTTGAATGAGGAATTGCTTGAATTTCGATCACATTATTTGCAACGACTGTTGAAAGTATATTTACAGTATCTATAAGTATTTCACCATGCATATAATCAACTGTTCCTGCATTTTTCTTTATAACAACTGGAGTTCCACCTTCTGTGTATGTAAAGAAGAAAATTCGACCTTTATCACGATCAATAGATTCGTCAGCAAGATAAACAGTTCCCACAACACCTTGAATTGTAAATCCAGTTGAAACAACATTGTAAGATTTTTCTTGAACATGAAACATATTACCAAAACACACTTCATACTGAGCAAATTTACTAATTTCTGCTATTAAGTTTCTTCGGATAAGAACTCTGGTGATATTTGATGTAATTGCTACATCAACGCTATCAATTAAACTTACTGATTTACTATATTTAAATCTACCACCAAATTTGTTGACATCGATTGATCGAGAGTATTGAGTAAGTGCGTTTGAAATACCTGTTTTTAAATTTTCCGAATCTTTTGTTAAATTTGTGTTATAGTAAGCTGATGTTTGTAATTCGACATACAAATATTTTAAATCAATAAATTCTGGCACAATTCCAGCGACTGCAAAACTTTTAAGTCTTTGAATTAATTCTCTTTTTGTTTGATCAGAAAGAAAATCACCATTTCGAGGTTTTACAGAAATAAAAACCTTTCCATAACGAGGTGGACTCATTTCCTCACCACCAAAAGCTGTTACTGACTCAACATTTGGATAAATGTATGATAAAACTGATTCATAATCTGATGCCGTGACTGCACGATACTGAGAAGAGTAGATTCGAGGTGCATAATACTTAATTGAAGAGATAGATTCAATATCATCACCATCTCTTGAATTTTCTTCTGTAGTGACTAATGATATGGCAGCTGGATTGATCGCACCACCATCTTGATTTGTAATATTTCCTACAAAACTAAATTCAGAAGCACCATTTCCCTCTTTTCCATCACTTACAATGTATGAAGCTGTGATAAAATTACTATTTGATAATTTCTTACCGATTATATTGTCACCAAAGATTAATTCATACCTTTCATCTTCAATTTCTTGTAATAAGTAAGAGGATGAGGTTGATGTGATTCCAATTATGTTATCAATTTGTTTATAAGTGACAGTTGAGGAAGATGATTCTGATGGCTTAACTTTTACATTGATTGTAGAAGTATCAATGAATGAATTATCAAGAATATATCTTTGATTAAACAAAGACGTATCAACTGTGAAGTTTTGTGATACAAAATTACCTTCGTATATCTCAATATTGTTAAATTCTGCAAATCCATTTACAACTGCAACTGTAATATCTTCTGGAATGCAAAATATGTAGTTTGTATTATCTCCAGAACCATTACAGACAATACCAGAGTTTAATGTGAGAGTTGAGGTTGCAGTTAGACCACTTACAGTGAAAGATATCTTTGCTCTTGCTGATCTACGAGATCTTGGAACATATCCAATGTTTCTAGCAAGCGCAACAACATTTTCTCGAAGTGTAGCGGAGTCAAGAAAACACTCGTTCGCTGCCATATTTGTATTATATGCAGTCGTGTATGTATTATATGCTAATGCATCGATAATTATTGAAAGGTTTGATCCTTCAAAGTCATAATCAGTAAAATTAGTGTTTGACCTCAAATAATCCTTAATTGAGGTCTTAATTTGATCAAAATCTAAATTAACATATTGTCCGAAAGCCATTATACTCTAGCTGGGAATAGGAGAACGTCTACTGTTTGTGTTGGGGCAGGAATTCCAACGATTTCATATTGAACTGTTGCATTCATCTCATTTGTATCTGATGATACTTGAACAGTTACGTCAACATTATCAATTCTGGGTTCATGATTATTTAAAGATGCTTTAATTTCATCTGAAACACGAATTTCACTTAAATTAGTGTTTAAATCAAATAAAGATTCATTTATTACTGAACCAAAATTAGGTTCAAATGGTTTTTCACCTAAAATTGTGAAAATTATGTTCCTTACAGACCTTTTAATAGCATCTTCATCACGAATTACAACAACATCATTCGTCACAGGATGACGTTTGAAGGATAAGTTGATATCTTTGAATGCCCTAGAAGCCACTATTTACACAAAAAGT